TTATCCTGCCTCCAACATTCCCTTCACCTTGAGTATCCATGGATTTGTCCTATCTTCCTGGATTTCCATAACGGCCAAAATTGCCGCCTTGTTTTCCTCTTCTGGCGCAGCAGCACAAATCCGGCGGGCACTCTCCATCAACATATCCGCATGTCCTAATTCCTGCTTTGCCATCGTAGCATACATCCGGGAGGCTTCGGGATCTTTCTCGCGAAACTTTTTGAAAAGTTTTGCATAGTGCTGCGCTCCCATGATTTCATCATCAATATCGCGCACAATATATTTGATCCTCTCTATCATAATTTGCCTCCTCACATTTTATCCACAACAACTGCAACATTGGTGACGCTGGAAGCAGCACCACTGATAACCAGAGTTAGATTGGAGACATTGGACCCGTTCAGGACGCGCACCATAGCGGACAGGCTAAGATTGACGCTATTCGTCGCGGCAGTGGTAGTAGCAGAAGCAACCGCGCCAGGCACGGCCACACCATCCTGAAACAGGGTCACGCTCACTGTGCCAGCCGCCGTAGGAATTGCGGTCACAGAAACATCCACGTCGTAGTAGCCTGGAGCGTTCAGAGCAATGGCATTGCCAGACAGAGTAGTAGAACAGCCGAACCGTCGAATGGTACTACCCAAAGACAAAGAGTTGCCAGCTACAACAGCTTGGACTGCGGTTGATACCGTATAGATTGCAGATTTGCAAGACATAATTAAGAACTCCTTTCATAATTAAAAGGGACGGGGCTATCGCCCCGCCCCTATCCTCGGCCAGCAGGGCCTAAGTGTTTAGATGTTAGTGCAGCAGCTGGGGCTGCAACCGAAAAAGGGGCTCCCTGCGGCATAGGCAGAGGACATAGGATATTTAATCACTCCGCACATGGCCTGCTGAAGTTCTAACTGGTTCACCCGGGCCTGGAGAGATGCCTCACGGTCGGCAGCCATCTTGTCCAGGATTTTCTGCCCCATAGCGGCCACGGCGGCATTAGTGCCCGCGGCATAGTTGGCCATATCAAATTTTACAGACTGGGTGGCCAACTGGTTCTGGCAGCAACAGTCAGACAGCTGCTTTTCCAGAGCGTTGAACTGTGTCAACGTGGTGTAACCAAAATCGCAGAGGCCTTTGGTAAAGCCAACATTCATGTCCCCCACCTGGTCAGACAGTCGCCCAACCGAGTTCTTAAGCTCGGAAAAACTGTTTGCATTACACAAGTCGGCTTCCGTTACGGCATTCCCCCGATTATTGTTGCCCCAGAGCCCATTGCCTCCGAAAATCAGGGCAAACAGGATAATCATGATCCAGCCGCCACCGGCTCCCCAGCCGTCGCCATCAACATTACGGGTCACAGCCGCAATGTCAGAAAGAGACATATTGTCCATAATACTACTCCTTGAATTTTATTTTACAAAGAGAGGCGCCATCTCAAATGTAATCAAAGCATTTTCTTAATTTTTTTCAAATCCAACCCATGTGAACTTGCTACCTGCTCAGGCGTTTTCCCTTCACACTCTCGCATAAATTGGGCAAATTGAGGATTCCTTTTTGCCATCATCTGAATGACTTTCTGGGGATCGTTCCCACGCAGAATTCCCATAAGATTCTTAACCAGCGTTTCAGGGCTTTCTTGCAAAGTTTCTCCAGAAAGTTGTTGCATCAAAGGGTTCATTCGTCCAAAATACCTCCCAAACTGTCCACAAGTTTGTCAAACTCTTTGCGTGTGACAAATTCTTCTGTTCGATTTACACGTGCCTCTACATCCGGGTCATATCGCTCAAAGCGATAGTATTCTGTCGTGGTCACACCCATTTGGTCTGCGGACCGTACTGCAAACACAGCATCATTTTGAGCCATGATCCAGGCTTTAACACCCGGCTGGACGCTCACATTTGCAATATCCTTGACAGTGGGCACTGTAACCCATCCAGGGCCCGCCTGCTGGCCTTGAGCGGGCTGCCGCATGTTTTGGGGATATTGCCCCAACACTCCTTGCTGGGGCATCGTCTCAGGCAACATTCCATAAGGAGAATAGGGATTAAAACCAAACATCAAAAAACCCTCCTTGTTCCTTTGCATTTATAGTAACAAAAAAGCGTGTTCCGCCTGTCCAAATGAAATCCAAATTAAGGACAAATTAAATACAAAAAACTGCGGGGAATCACTCCCCGCAGTAAAAAGATTGTTCTGTTTTCTCCCGGATGTGCCGAAGGACATTATTTATTGTTCCTCTTGAGACATCCATCTCTGCCGCAATGGCTTCAATCTGCCACCCACGACGATAAAATAAATTAAATATGGCTTTTTCTCTATCTGTTAGCCACTCACATTTTTCCATAGAGTTTAGTTGCTCTATGCTGTAAATGTAACGAGACAGAGACAACCGCCCTCCTTTTACAGCAAGCCTAAGCGACCAAGGATAGCAATCATCTCATCTCTTTTAGCAGGGCGCTCCGGGCTTGTACCATCCACGATGCCATTTGCCGCAGCCTTTGCCCAATGCCCCTCCTGTTGGGACCAGGCAGGCTCAGACAGCGTCTTCGCGTGGAGCTCTGCTTTCTGCATGAGCTGGTAGGCTTGTTCGTTGGTCATTTCAGAAATCAATTTTGCGATGTCCATGGGCTCCTCCTCTCCTTCCAGCCGCCGGTTGACCTCGGCGGCAATCTCTCCGTGCCGATTGTATAGATAATCCCCCGGGCAGGCCTTGGCGGCAAACCACTGGTGAACCGTCATATTCTGCTTGTCCACCTGGCCGATCAGGGATTTATCCCCTTTCCACAGTAGTTTCTTGATCCCATTTCTCCGGCAGATATCCGTCAATAGGTCCAGCAATGCGGCGTAGGCTCTGTCTGACACCGGCCAATCCGGCGCCCCGCCGTTGTTGGCTACCTCAATGGTAATGGCCCGGTGATCGTTGGAGGCGCTGGAAGTACACCAGGACCGATTGGCCTCCTCCACATACAGGGCAATCCGTCCGTCGCTTCCAATCCCATAATTGCTGCTGGCCTTGCGGGACGGGTCGGCAAACAAGGCCCCGCAAGTCTCTACGCTGGCATCACCCGCCATGCAATGAATTGAGATGGTGTCAATCACATGGTTGCGCCGCCCGGAATGATTAGGGGATCGTTTGGTGTAGGTTACAAGGGAGCTGTTACTCATCCACTCCTCACTCCTTTCAAACGGGACAAAAAGTCCCCGGTTTGTTCTCTTGACAAACCAGGGCGGGATGGTATAATGAAAAACAGAAAGGGCGCTGCTACAAGCGGTTTAGCCCGTGCAAGTTAAGAGATCAAAGCAAAAGCCTTGAAACCGTCACTTGGCCGAGTGGCGGTTTCTGCCTTTAATGCGAATCGTTACGGTATATCCAAAGATATGTAACGTAATCGTAATGGGCATGGGCCTCACCTCCTTTCGGAGGATGTGGCTAAACCGCCTGCCGTTTTGTGCAGCGCCTCTTTCTGTCCCCTTTCGGGGCGCATCCATCATACCATGCCGCGCCGCGGATTGTCAATTTTTGCTGTCCCTTTACCAGGGGCAGTTTTTTGTTTTTGCAAGATTATCGGAACAGATCCGCCAGCGTCTTTGTCTTAGACTTCATGTAGGAACGCTGAATATCGTTCCATTCGTCCATCTCCTTCTCCCAGCCGGTCCAGCCCTGCTGCTGCGCATACATGCGGGAGGCAATGTCTACGTCCACGCCCTCTTTCTCGCTGATAGCCTTAATTGCCATGCGATTCGCATAAAAACGGTTTGCCATACGAATTCTCCTTCTTTGTCTTTAGTTTTTGTTTGCGGTTTCTTTCTCAACTTCCGGGAGCCCCGCCACACTGGTCAGAAGGCTCACCACAGCCGCCAGGACAGCCGCAGAGGCCACCATGGGCCAGTTGACATCCCCCAGTGCCACGGCGGCTCCAATGCAGCCTACGGCGGTCTGCGCCAAGGTTTTGATGGCTCTCATTCCCGCTGCTTTCCACCAGGCTTTCCATTTCTCACTCATTTCCTTCACCTCCTCTCCACAATATGAAGTCTCTCAACTTCTGACATGATTGTTGATAGATGCCCGTTTCCTCCAAGTGATTTGTACGCTTGGTACATTTCAGTGAGGTTTTCCTTGTCCTCCAAAGAAATTTCTCCTTCGTGAATGTATGAGGAGCCGAGATATCTAACGCGGTCAATCATCAATACCTTTTGCGCTTCCACAAGCGCGTCCAGTTTCCCGGACGAATTCTTTTTCTTGGCCCAGTGGTGGTTTAGGATCGCAACGACAATCGCAGATAAGCCGCTGGACCCCAAGGCAACGCCCGCCAGTGTAAAAAGCTGCTCCATATCTATTTCTCCTGTTCGTTACAGGCACAGCAAAGCCCCGGCCTGTTCTCTTGACAAACCGGGGCGGGACTGCTATCATGGAAACAGAAAGGGCGCTGCTACTGCGGTTAGCCCTCAAAGCAAATCAAACAAACTTATGTTGACCGTTTGGGAGCCAGCCAAGCGGTCAACACGCTTTTATGGAGAGTATGTAGGCCGAAAAGGCCAAGCATACAAAAAACTTCCAAAGAAAGTTTCCCATACAGCCTCACCCCCCTTCTCAGGGAGTGGCTAACCGCCGTCTATGTAACAGCGCCTCTTTCCGGCCCCTTTCGGGGCGCATCCACCATACCATGCTGCGCCGCAGATTGTCAATTTTTGCTGTCCCATCCGTGGGGCAGCATTTTATTTTTTCACTTCTTCCCAAAACTCCGGGTTTGTCTCCGGGGACCAGGTGTTGGTGTCGATCTTGCTGCGCCAGGTTTTGCCACCAGCGGTGCAGCAGTCCCCTTTGGCGTAGGGGGACGTGGAGAGGGAGAGGAAGGGCAGCGCCTTGTCCGGGTCGGTGGACCAGACAAATCCCCACTGGGCGGGCAGTTCCTCCGGTTCCTGGGGGTAGATTTCACTGTCGTAGACCTGGAGGAGACGAACCACCCGCCCGGCGCTGGACCGGCAGACAAAGCCATCTTTCTGGCCTGCCTTGCGCTCCAGCATGTTTTTGGCAGTTCTGGCCGCCTGGAAGTCTGGGATATACTCCTCCGCAGCACAGAGTTCCGTGCCGGTCATGGAAGGGGATTCTGCTTGCAAGTTGACTGCGGCAGACTTCCCCGCCCGGCGCAGGGTATCCAAAACAAACTCTTTTTCAGTCAACGTCATTCACTCCTTCTCGAATTGCTGCCGCCATGGCGGCCCAGGTGACGGGTTCCTCCGGCTCTTCCGGCGGGAGGTCGGGGTGGTCTGCTTCATAGGCGTCCAGCGCCTCCTGGTTGGTCTCCAGGCTTGTTACAGCGCCGTTTTCCACGGTTAGGGTCACAAACCCCTTTGCCGCAAGATAGGGGCTCAGGAGATCGTCAGGAAGGGTCACACAGTTTGGGAAAGGTTGTCCCATGGGGTTGCTGTGGTTACCGGATTCATTGGGGGTTGGATTGATATAATACATGGTTTTCCTCCAATCAATTTATCAAATTACTGCGGTATACACGTATTTTGTGCCGGAATTGTTTAATTGAATGTCAGCATTATTTGCATACCAGCTAAAGTCCGTTCCATCAGACACTATTTGCTGATAAGATAAGGAGGCGCTACCTGAATATCCAGAAAACGAAGAGTTCCCGCCAAAAACAAAAAGCATCATTCTGTTGGCACCATTATAGGGTGTAATGAATACAAGTTTGGGCGTCCGAGAAAGATGGATTGTATTCAGATTGCTCGAGCCGTATGTCCCGGTTCCGGTATAACTTCCAGTTTCCACAGAGACTTTCTCTCCCAACACCCCCAGATAATCAATGGTGGTGCCTGCGGGGATGGCGGGGTAGCCGGTGACCTGTTGCATTTTATTGACAAGAAATCCATAATTATATGGATAACCGAGAGAGACTCCGTTTTCAAAGTAACTGACAATGGCATCATCGGGGATATAGACAAGGTTAGTTCCTTCACTTCCACCATTATCTTTTTCGCCACTCACAGTAATAAATTTACCTCTAATAGCACTTTGAATATTACTAACCCAGCTATCATTAGTGGCATTTGCGGTATAACTTTTTACATTTTCCTGTGTCAATGTCCCAGTATCGGAAACTTTAATTGTCTCGGAGTAATAATAATTGGACGCATTACCAGTCCACGCCGATGCAAACAGGTATCCACTCACCATATCCCCCAACACATACCCCGCCTCTTTCGCATCGTCTCCCTCCTGGTAGGCATTGCGGTTTGTGGAGGTTAGGTAGGTGATGTGGGTGCCTGCGGGAGTGAGGGGGTAAGCGTCAACACGCTGTAATTTATTCACAATGATGGTCGCCGAGTTAACACTAATTTGCGCATCATTAGGTACATAATATGTTTTATTTTGGTCTAAGGCCGGAGGGCCAAACCAGTTTCCAAAGTCATTTATATAGTATAGTTTTATATATTTACCCCTAAGCCATGATGCAGCATTTAGCGCATCGTTTGCTTGATAATGTGTTGTTGCAGAATTGAGTGAAATTCCGCCGCCATCATCCACTGTTATAGAGTCAGCGCAATTGATGTATGCAGTACGTTGATTCGTATTTCCTAAGTTGATGAGTGCATTGGGTACATCGTTTAATGTCCTATCTGTATTGTCATCCACTAATTTGTACCCTGCCGGAACCTCCTCCTCTGCAACCACCGTCTTCCTCCACACATGGACGTTCCCGATGTCCGCCAGCACACCAAGGGAAGCACCAACACTGAGGTCCCCTGTCAGTCCCATCTTTTGGGCCGGGGCGGTGTAGTCGCCAACGCCTCGGTCAATTCGATCCCAGTTCTCATTGAGCATCGTTTCTACATTAAACATGTCATCTCCGTCTGTTACCGGAGACTTCTTCAATAGATCTAAATTGGGTGTATAACTTGCCATGGGTTAGCCTCCTGCAAAGTGATTCAGCGGCGTTTCCGCCAACTGTGCCAAGGTCATTTTTTCGTGGACTTCACGGATTAAAAGGTATCGGAATGCGTAATTAAGCACCAAATGCGCCGGGACCGTTCGCTCCAGGGCCTCTTTTAGGGTTTCGATTCCCTCTGGGACGCCTGGACTCCCTAAGAACCGAAGTAGGATGACCCCGGGCGTGTAGCTGGCGATGATTCCGCCGGTCTTCCAGTTGTCGCAAATCGCCTGAACGGTTGCCAAGCTGGGCTTCTGCGCCGCCTGCCAGGCGGCCTGGATTGCTGCCCGCCGGTCATCCAAGGATTTGTTGTCGTCTTGGGGGAGGCCAAGGATTTTTTCATAATATTCGACTTGGGCCCTGTTCAGCAGCGCAAAGTTGTCAAAGCGGGAAACGGCCAGGATTCGTTCCGCCAGCTGATCCAAACTCTCCCCACCGGCCAGGAAGATTTCCTGTACCCACGGATCGTTCTGCACCATCCAATGGAGCTGCCGCAAGGCGAATTCTTTGACGGTCAAGTCAGATGCACCTCCCCCAGCACAGGGGTTTGACGGTCCTCCAGAGGGACATTGGAGGTCCCTCCATTCACCGTCAAATCCTTGTGATCCAGGACCCCTTCCGTGGCATTGATCCGGCTGGTGATCTGGGCATAGCTGACATAGCTAACCCCTTTTGCAAAGGCAATTTCCCGAAGATAATCGGTCAAGTTGGCCTTTACCGCCTCCGTTACTGCGCCAAGTTCTGCCTCTTCCGCGATGGTGACAGACGCGCTCACTGCAATCTCCAGGCGTTCCGCCGTGGTCACTGTACACACCGCTCCAATGGGGGCCTCCCCGCTGCCATCGCCATTTTTGTTGGGATCAATCAGCGCCTGTACCGCTTGGATTACTTCACTGCCGGCAGGCTCCATATTGGGGTCCACAAGACAGACTTCCACGGTGTTCGCGCCCAATGCCTGGGGGAAAATCCGCACCCGGCCCACGCCGGGCACCGACATGGCCCAGGCGATGTAGGCCTGCTGGTTGCTGCCGTTGTTTGGATTTTGCAGGTCATTGTAATAACGGGCCCGGAACTCCTCATCGCTCTCCGCGTCATAGCCCTCTGTGGCGGCTTCGTCGTTGGTCACCGCGCCAATACCTGCAATGGTGACCGGCATATAGGTGATCGTGTTGGGGCCCACATTGCCAGCCTCTCCGCCCACATAGGCACGAACAGAAAAGGTGTCCCCCGCTGCGTACGTCCCATCCTGGATGGCGTAAAACTCTACGCCGGACGCCGTGGAGAACAGGTTTCCCGCCCGGATGTCTCCGCCGCCGGTGACCACCCGCAGGGTGGCTGTGGCATAGGTGGCGTATTTTCGGGAAAGGCCTCTATGCTGCCGGATAAACGTGTCCAACTCTGTTCCAGACAGATTTTCCAGGTCCAGCTTCTCCTCAGCAACGGCGATGTCACTGTCCAGGGACAGCACCGCGATGGCAAATGCCCGGGTAAAGTCATAGGCCGGGAAGCCTGTGGTTTTCTGGTATCGTTCGCTGATCCCATCCAGCATCTGCTGGTGAATCTCTGCTAAGTCAAGGGCCAAAATGGAACACCTCCTGCCGCTCCCCGGAACGGGTTGTCAGAGAGACCGTCCCCGTGATGGCGTCTCCCTCCTGCTTTAGGTCTCCCACGTCTTGGATGGCTGGGCAGTAAGCCGCGCTCTCTGTCAGCTGCCGCCGCAGCTCTGACAGGAGAAAGCCCTTGGGATACTTTTGCCCTACCAGGGCCTGTGCTGGCGCACCAAAGTTCGTGGGGTAAATGGAATACCGTTCCCGTTTGGTCCGCAGCACCTGTTGCAGCCATGCCTGGGCCGCCCTTGTCCCGCTGATCTCCACCGGGGAACCCGCCGCCATTTCATAATGCCCGGCCTTCCAGTCAAAGGCAAAGGAGACGCCAAGTACCCCATCGTCTTGGGCGGTCATCTCTTGGCGTTGTTCTTCCGTCTGATTAAATAACATCCGTGACCACTCCTAAAATCAAAATTTTCTGACTGCCCGGCTCTTTGGCAAAGGGATGCCCCAGCAGGGCAACCCGCTGTCCGGCGTGGTAAGGCTCGGCCCCAGGGATCTGCTGGAGCCGGTCTGCCCGGAGCTGGACTGCCCCGTCGAAGCAAGAGACAATCGTCGGCCCGGAGTAATTCACGTGGCCCTCCTCATCTGTGGTTTGGACCGGGGAGGTCACCTCCCCGGAAAACCAGGCATAATACACTGGATTGTTCCGTTTTTTCAATTCCCGGGCGATGGCATGCTCCCAGCTCATCACTCAGCCCTCCTCATGGTCAGAGTCATCCTATGGGGCGGTCCCAGATCGTGGGTCACCGCGGTCACCCAGAATTCCCCCTGGATCTCCGCCAGGTCCACCTTCATCCGTACCCCGGCCACAATCCGGTCACTGCCATAGGTGGTCAAGGAAAACGTCTCTTTGACCACACTTTTCTCTCGTAACGTGTTTTGGGCCTTGGCAGACGCGGTCACCGTGTCTTGGTCGGAGAAGGTCACCAGGCCCACACGTCGTCCGTATCGCCGCACAGCGGCTGCATCCTCCGCCCTGGCCTGTACCGTGGCGGAGTTATCCGACTCACTGTATACCACGATTTCATTTTTTAGGTCATTGATATCCCAACCCACCTGGGCGGCGTCACACTCCGTCATCACATCAAAGGGGGCCAGGTTTTCTTCCTGGCGGCAGAATCCCCGGACACAGGTGTCTCCGTAAGACCGGATCACCAGGGTGTTTCCCATCATCCGCGGGAAGTAGGTCACCCCGTTTTCTGCGGTCACCGTCTCCAGGATGTCCTGGACAATGGTAGCTGCGTTGTTTTTCTCCAGGGAATAAACGCTGCTGATTAAGTCCGGGCAGGAAAGACTTGGAATCCCTACCTTGGCAGCCAGCTGGGCAATCGCGGTCTTGGCCGCCACGTTGTCAAACTGGATGATAACGTCATTGGTGGTCAGCAGGCGCCCGTTGTCATGGCAGGTGACAGAGAGGGATTCCCGATAGGACCCGCTCACCGCCTGTACCTGCCCGGTGAAGACACATTCCTTGCTGTTGGTGTTTACCACGGAGACATAATCTCCCGGCCGGATTTCCAGGGGCTTAAAATACTTCTCCCCAGTGGCTTGCAGCACCTGAAAGGTCAGCTCCAGGCATACACTGTCAGAATCGTCGGAGAGAGAGGGACTGCCCACCCGGTCCGAGATGTCCAGCACCGTTTTCTTCTCATAGGACTGCCACTGGTACGCATAGACATCCGGCAGCTTATACGGGGTGTCCTGCTCATAGACAGTGTAGACCTTTTCGGTCTGGGGGATGTGGATCACGGACTCGCCTTGGGAGGCATTCTCTGTCCCCCCGTCCGAAGTCCCCGCCGGGACAGTGGTGCCCGCCCCGGTGGGCTTGACGCCGCCGTTCCAACCCCAGCCCTGCCAGGCATAGCCGCACCCGATGATGGCAGACACACTCATTTGCTTTACGGTTCCAAAGGCATGGATTACCTGGTTATTCCCAATGTGAAGGCCCACATGGCCATACTGCGGGGAGGTGGGGCTGTCAAAATAGACCGCAGCGCCCACAGGGATATTGGACTGGCTGGTACTCACCCGCCAAAGGTTCCGGGCGACTTTCGCGCTGCTGGCAGAGCGCCGGGTCATCCCAGCGCCATAGGCATAGCAATCCGCCACAAATGCCTGGCATTTTCCCTTGTACATGGTAACGCCCAGTTTTTTCTTGGCCCAGGCCACCGCCTGCTCCACTTGCGTTGCCATACGCCGTCACCTCAGTTCTCATAAGGGGAGGGCAGACTGTAATTCCACCGGGTCCCGCCCTGGTATTGGTTTCGGAAATAGTTGTGCTTTCCGTCTCCGGCATACCACTTGTAAGCCTTGGGAAGAACCCGGCCCACATTGGTCTGCCCCGCCTTTTCCCGGCTCCACCGGTCCAGCACATCTGTGGCCAGCTCCACCAGGTTATAGCCATAGTCGCTGGTGGTGGGGGCGCTGGCGGTGTAGGCAAACTGATTTGCCTGAGTCAGCACCCCCGAAAGGGTATCCCGGAACCCCGCCGCGGCCCCGGCGTCCACCCGGTTCAGCGCCGTCCACCCAATGCAAGCAATCTCCGTTTTGCTCTGGATACCCCGGGATTCGTTCCACATGGTCCGGGCCATCATCACAGCGTCATCGCTGTCGTACTTCTTTTGATAGCTGCCCTCGGGAGAGGTCCCCGTATTTTCCTGCCGCTGTGATTCCGTCTGGGTTGCCTCTCCCTTGGCATCTGCCGGCTTCGCCAGCTCCTCCAGGTCCACCGGGATGGCAAACCGATACTCTTTGCAGGAGAGGGTGTAGGCCACGTCCCCGGCCTGATCCCGTCCATATTCAAAGGAGTCCACCGTCACCGGGAGATTGAACAGTTCGGTCCCATCGTTGTCCAGATGGATGGCCCGGAAGGGAATCCGCCGCAGGCGGGCCGCCTCAATGGTCCGCACATAGGCCCACCCATCCGCCACAGACCCGGGGCGCAGCCACGGATAGGGCCGGTTGGGGAAAATGCTGGACAGCTCAAAAGAGGCCAGGTTCATGGTTCCGATGGCTTGTAGCTCATAGTTGACCCCGTCAAAGGTGATATTGTCCTGGTCTCGGGTTAAGGAGATCCCCCCATTGGGGACCACCGGGAAGGGCATTACCATCTCATTATTGTTATAGGACAGGATAAAATCCATTACACAACCCCCTGTGCAGCCATGATTTTCTTGGCGATATACGCGCCCGTCTGTTCCATATACTGGCGGTTTCCGATCACGTTTCCCTGCACGGTAACGTGAACCACGATGGAGGTACCGCCCTGGGACTTCTTTGCCACATCATGGGGAATAATCCGGGTCCCGTTGGGCAAGTCCACAATTTCTCCCCGGCCGCCCTCATTGATCCGGGTGGGACCGCCTGGGAAGTATGGGGTGCCGGTAGCATGACCACTGGCGTCACCCACAAAGAATCCCTTGATTTTGCCCCCTATACTGGCAACCCCATCTTTCACTTTGTTGAACAAGTCCACCAAAGGCTGCAAAAATCCCTTGATCTTTTCCACAATACTGGAGACCTTCTTTCGGATGGTCTCAAAAGCGGAGATAAACTTGTCCTTAAGGGAGACGACAGCATCCTTGACCGCCGTGAAAACCGTTTTGATCCCATTGCCCAGCTTGTTGATGGCGTTTCGGAAGGTCTCACTGTTGTTGTACAAAGACACAAACCCAACAACCAGTAGAGAGATTGCCGTCATAATCAGCGTCGCCGGGCCTCCGGTCAGAGCTGTAATTGCGCCGCCAACCCCCTTGATTACCGTAATGGCTGTTTTCGCCGCACTCACGAATGAGATGATATTCGTGGCAATGCTTGCGATAACAGAGAGGGCAGAGACAGCTGTCACGATCTTAAAAATCAAAGGGATCATCGTTCCGGCGTTCTGTACGATATAGGACAGAACCGGCTGGATATATCCCCATACTGTGGAAACACCATTTTGAATCTGGGTCAACGCCTGCGTCACTTTCGGGGCAAACTGACTGACATCAAGGCTCTCCAGCTTTGCTTTGAATGCCTCCGCCTTTTCCATGATCCAAGCCAGGGCGGACCCGCTTCTGACCCCGCCCTCCTCAGTAGCCCCGGCCAACTCGAACAGTTTATTTTTTGCAATGACACTGGCCTCGCCCAGGGCGCCGGTCACCTTCTGCATGGCCACCTGGTTGGCTCGTGACTGAACCAGGGCCTTGTTATTGGCGTAAAAAGCGTCGGCAGCCTTTTCGTAGGTAGCGCCCAGAGTCTCCATGATTAGTGTGTTCCGGGTTCCCTCATTCCCAGCTGCCGCCAGCTTCTGGTTAAAACGGTCCTCGCTGATTCCGGCCCAGTTGAGCGCGTCGGCCAGGACGCCCGTCACCTTTCCCACCTTCGCGGTCTCGTTGGCGGATTCAATCAGTCCCTCAATGGGCAGAGCGTCTCCAAAGGTGCCGGAAACCCCCGCGGCAATCCGGGTCCACTTGGTCACGTCAGCCTCGCTTTTGCTCAGCTTTGCCAGCAGCTGGCTGGCCTCTGTGGCGGTATCGGTGTCCCCCAGAATTTTATAAAATTCTTTATAACTCGTCTGGGCCGCCGCCGCGCTGTATCCTGCCGCTTGATACGCGGTGTTGAGCTTCCCCATGGCCTTGCGGTACTCCTCTGTCGCGTCTCCCAAGGCGACAAATCCAGCGGTCAAACCGGCAAAGGAAAAACCAGCCAGGGCGGCGCCGGCTTTCCCGATGTTTTTGACCACACTGGTAAAGCCCGTTTGCACCGTTTTAGAAAATCGCATGGCGGAGCTGGCACATTTGTCCATGGCCCGCTTCTGCTCTTTGGTCACCTTTCCGGCCTTCACCAATTTGGAAGTGAACTGATCGTTCATCTTCAACAGAATATTAACGGTTTTTGTTGCCACGGGTGAAAGCCTCCTCGACATATTCTAATTCCAGCATCCAAGCACAGCGGAGGAAGGCCAGCTCCATGGGCCGCAGGCTGACCAACTCCCGCAGGGGATATCCCTGGGTTACAAAGTGGGCGATGGTAGCCAGGTCCGCATCGCCCCGGATTAGTTTTTTACTTCTTCCTCTGGGGCACTGTAAAAAGAAGTGATTGCTTCCGTCAGCGCATTCATACCGTCCAAATCGTATCCAAACACCTTTGCAATCACCTCGTGGGGTTCTTGGCACCCGTAGGCATCTTGCAGCTGCCGGTCATGGAAGAGAGGACAGCAGGCGTAGATCATGGCGCACTGGGCATCCAGCATGGCCGCGCCATCGCCGTTGCTATTGCCCAGCTGAAACGAATACTCCAAAAACTTGCTGGGGTCCATGGGGACGACCTCCACCTCGCCGCCCAGTCCAGGGATAAACACCGACTTGCATGCAGGTTTGCCTTTCTGGGCCTGCTGCTCTTTTCGTGCCAGCAGTTCCTCAATGGTTAAAACCGCCATAAAAATCCTCCTTTACTCAATCAGGTCCAGGAATTCAAAGGACCCCGCGGTAAAGGGGACCTCTTCCTCCAGGACAGTCTTGTTCTCAAACTGCAATAAGGTGATCTCATCCAGATGCACATCATACAGCGCCACCCGCTGGGTCCCGTCACTCTGGGGGTCTGCCAGGGAAGCAACAATTTTCATCTCCGGCAGGTCCCCGCTCATAATCGCGGCCTGATATTTTTTCAGGATGTAACTGTCGAATTTGTGCAGCGTCATGGTCCCGGCGATGGAATACCCCATATACCGCTTCTTTTGCCCAAAATCACCGTTGATGTCCAAATCTTCATAATCAATGGTGGCTTTGGCCTCAAAACTTTTCACATTGGCCATCAAGTCCCCATCCACCCAGGCCCGGCCAGAGGTTCCGCGGATCACTTTATTGCTATTGAATTTTCCCATGCTGCGCCTCCTCTCAACCCATGGTAAAGACCATCTTCATGTCTTCCATGGCGTCCAGCACATGGGCCTGGGCCGCCACAAAGACCTGGGAACGGAAGGTCTTCTTTTTGACCTGAGCGTCACTGAGTTCCGCGGTAGAGGTTCCCGCCCCTTCCCAAGCCACCCGCATGGCGGCCACATCCACCGCCACAGAGATCCCGCTCTCCCGGTCAATGACATCCTCCTCCGCCAGGGTTTGCAAATAGGTGGAGATATCAGAGACAAAGAGGGCCTGGTTGTCCGCCGTGTTCTTTTTCTTGCCCAGGTAATACGTCTTAAAGGTTCGGATGATATCCTCCTGAATCAGGTCCATGGCTTCCACCACTGTGATTTTCTTCATATCTTCCGTAAGGTCCCCGGTGATGGTCTGGAGAGTATTTACACCCCGGGCAACGCGGATGACATCATCGTCCTGGAACAGGCACAGGCTGCCGCCGTCAATGGCAGCATCCAGATCGGCCACAGGCTCCACCCCGGTAAGGTCGTCCAGAACGGCATACGTTACACTCTGGTCCATGGGGCAGGCCGCCAGAACCCCAGCGATCCGGGGGAGGTATTGGTGAATATCAATGGCCGCGGCTTCCCCTTTTGGGGTGACCTTCGTGTTGGCCACGCTGACGATGTGCATATCATCTGCGGATTTCTGCGCAGCCACCAGGGCCTTTGCCTTGCGGACCCGGCGGGGCGTGTTGATTCCTTTGATATACGTCACAAGCCCCGCCTGGAAGGCCGTGGGTACCGCGCAGACCCAGTTGTAGGCCAGGTTGTCCAAAATGGTTTGGGCATCTGTCATAGAACCCTCCCCACCGACACGAACCACTGTTACCTGCCAGGGGCCAGCCAAAAAGGCCCGGGACAGCGCTTTGTAGTTCGCCGCAGTGAACTCCGCTTCGGAAACCTCCTCCAACGCGGTGTAGGTTTTGTGGGTCCATTCCGCGGTGTCATCCTGAAGGATGACCGCCAAAATGCCCCTGGTGGAACGGTTGGTGGCGGTGGCCGCCAGTTTCTTGAATTCCACGGTAATTGTGGGTAATCCCATTGTCTCAGTCCTTTCTTATGGTAAGTTCTTCCATGAACTCCTTTGTCACGTCTATTTCCGGCCGTATCTGGAAAATATCCACATCAAATGAAGTAATCAACGTCATTTCATTCCGTCTCAGATCAAAGTCCACTTCCTCTGGGTAGAGAAAGAATGTGCTACTGATGGGGATGGGATTTTCCAGCGTCTCTGCCAGGGATGCCTGGGCCTCCAGCAGGCCCAACCAACCGTCCCGGGTACGGGGGCCAAACCGGATGATCTCAATGGAGTAACTATCGTGCCGCAGACCGCCCTCTAAGGATGTCTGCATCAGCGTGGGCTGCACATAGGTACAGGGAAGATCAAAGCCCTCTGTGATGTCCTTGGTGATGGGAGGAGCCCCGAAGACCCGCTCCACCAGCTCCGAAACCGCCCGGATTACATCAACAATGTCCGTCATAGGCCAAATCCTTTCGAGATCAAATCATCCACGAAACCATCCACGTCTCCCGTGAGGGTGGCGGCGATCTCCGGCGCGGCTTTCTTCAACGGGTACTTTCCAGGGACGAACTTCTCTGTTTGGGTTCCATTCACCCAGAGGACATGTCCATACTCAATGAGATGGGCATGGGGCGCATTGTTCTTCACCCGGACCTGATAGCTGCCCTTATATTGATAGACCGAACCTCGCTTAATGCCGCGGATCAGATTGCCCGTCTTCTTTTTGGTGGCAGCCCGGGTCTTTTTTCGTAGGATACCGGCCCCTTTGTTCCCCTCTTTTTGGAGGAATCGTTTGACCTCCCTCGGATACAGCTTCTCCGCTGTGCGGTACATGTTTTGAGCCAGCTCTTCCAAATCTTTGGAATTAAACGTTGCTTCTGCCATTTCCTCTCACCTCGCAGAACAGTTCCAGCGTTTCATGCCGGAGATAGGGGTCCAGAATATACAGAATGTCATAGGGTTCGCCGCCGATCTCCAGCCACATATCCGCTGTGATCCCAGGCCGGTAACGGATGGTTACCTTGTGGGTGGTCCGGGAGAGCACGGTTTCCGCCGGCCGGCCAGTCAGCAGGCTCCCGGTCTGGGGGGTCACCCCGCACCACACGACAGCCACCGTCTTCTCCAACACGGGGTACTGTCCCAGGGCATCCTTCTCCTCGGCGGGGGCCAGACGCTTGATGGCGGCCCGGCTGCGCAGGTCCGAAGCCAGGTTCACCCGGTAGGCCATGATAATCCCTCCAGGGCCCGGGCAGCGGTCGCCCGGAGTTTCAGCTGGACAATGGCGTTTCGGATACCCGGGATCTCCCCGGGAGCGCCGGATTCTGTTAGCCCCCTGTGGTCATAGTAGTGAAGAACCAGCGCCTTGACCGCCAACAGGTAAAGGGGTTCCTCTGCCTCGGGTTCCATAACGCCCGCGCCCTCCAAGTAATCCTTCGCCGCATCCACCAGGGAGAGGAGGAGGGCATCTTCCTCCTCTCCCTCAATCCGGCAATAGGATTTGACCGCGTCCAGAGAAATGTTCATGGGTTAGCCTCCGCTCTTGGGCAGGGTGGCCACCACAAAGCCATCCTTGACAATTAGGTTGCCGCCTACCATAACATCGCCCAAGATCGCATTCATCCGCTCCACCGCCTTGACACTCTCATCAATGCGGATGGAGTAGTCACCAAACAGCCCCAACTCAAAGTTCATGGGGTCGCCGTAAATCATGGTCTGGATATCCGAAGCCCCAGCCTTTGAGGCAGAAAGAGAGGTCAATGCGGAACCGATGGTATAAGGAACGATGAGGCCACCGTCCAGAATGCGTCCCGTGTTGGCGTTGGCCGGGTCCGGGACAATTTCATAGACCCGGTTATCGTCCGCGTTCCGCAGGGCGCCGATGGCCGCCAGGTCTGCCTTGGTAAGGAAAAGCCGGGCATTCCCGCCGACCTCTTCATCACTGCCATAGGCGAAAACAATGTTGTCCAGGAACCCCGCCTCAATGGAAGAAACATTCACCGTCTTAAACAGTGCCGTCCCAGCAGTGTCCTTGGCGGTCTTGATGCCGTACATGTCAGGCGTTCCCTGGCCGTCCCCGTTGTAGATCAGCTTTGCCACAGCCCGGCGCAGGGAGCGCATGGCAATGGAGCGAATTTTTTCCTCATAGGCAACCGGCGTCAGTCTGGAAAGGTTCCGGTCCACAAAGGTAGTCACGGTGGCCTCATAGGGGGCAATCTTTGCCGCGGAGAAAGTGGGATCGGAAGCCGTTCGCGCTGTGCCTGCCGTGGTGGTCACTTTGCCAGTCTGCGCTTCCATGTCAGAGAGCAGCAGGGGCTCCAGAATCGCCTGGCAGCCGGTGAGATCCTGCACATAGACCTGATCTACAATGCTGGAAACCCGGGCCACATTGTCATGGATGGTGGAGCCCACCCGGGTGGGTTCCACCAGGGTGCCGGTGCCCAGGGTGGTGCTGTTGCGGATCGTAAGTCCCAGGGCCGCTCGGACCTCCTCGGGAGAAAAGGTAATGCGGCCGCCGTTTTTCAGCGTCTCCGCCCGGTCCTCCGCCCGCTCCCTGGTCTCCCGATCCAGAGGGGCGGGTCGGGGCGCCGCAAACTTTTCCTCCTGTGCCAGCAGAGCCTGATACCCCTCAATTTCCGGGTTCAGCGCGGCGGCGCTGGTGGTCAGTTCCTTTCCCTTTTCCACCTCTCCGCTGGAAAAGGCATCGTCCGCCTGCTGAATCAAGTCCGCCCGGCGGTTCATGGCGTCCATGTATTTCTGTCTGGTAGAATCTTTCATTGTCTGCCTCCTATAAATCTGATTTTTTCCAATTCCAGGCGGGCCTTCGCCGCTTGGAGGTCTTCCGTATTTTCCGAGGCGCTTGCCTCGCCTCTGGCCGGGGCCTTTCCCTGGGCCACCAACTCCGTATACCGCTGCCGCAGCTCTGCGGCTGTCGGCCGCCCCACAGCCGCCAGTGCCCGAATGCCGTGGCACACGCCCCCCGCGCTGTTCAGAATGGCCGCGGGGTCAATCTCCTCTTCCCCTACAATCTTGTCCACCAGTCCCAGGCCTTTGGCCTCGGGAGCGGTCATCCAGGCCGTGGTGCGCATCAAACGTTTCAGCTCATCCCGGCTGGACCGGGGGCCGGCCTTGATGGTGTAGGCATTTAGAATGGACTCGGTAATGGAGTCCAGGACCCCAATACTCGCCTGGTGGTCATACCGGTCCCCCTGGGTCCCCATGGAGGGCAGGTGGATCATCACCTGGGCCACCGGGGAGGCATGGACTTCTTGGCACCCCAACATGACCACAGAGGCCGCCGAAGCGGCCAAGGACTGCACCTCCGCCACCGTCCGGCAGCCAGCGGACCGAAGCACGCTGTACATTTCAAACCCGGCAAAAACCGACCCGCCGCCGGAGTTAATTTCCAGGACCAAGTCTTCTCCCTCGGGGTTCTCTTCCACTGCGGTACGAATCGTCTGCGGAGAAAAGGCCGGGACCTCAAAAAATTGGTAGAGCCAGAGGTCCTGATCTCCCACCACTTCACCATTTAACTGCTTTCTCACATTCCACCTCCGCTACGCTGTTTGCTTAATTCCTTCCAGTCCTCCAAGGGGACGTAGTTGAGGGAGGCCTTTCGGCTCTCCCCACCGGGGACGTTGGGCATATCCTCGTGGGTCAAAACATCGTTGACGCTGTACGCGCCGATCTCTGTCATCGTGCGGTACCAGTTCCCGCGGCTGGCAAAGTCCCCCCGCAGTTCCACCATCATGTTCAGGTGCAGTTCCAGGCCCGCCTTTCGCTGGTGGGGCAGCAGGAGCTTCCAGGTCTGTTCCTGTTCGTATTGGTTGATGGTGGGCTGTAAAGTCCCCACCACATACTCAATGGCGTTTTGCTCATTGGAGCTGTAACTCTGTTTTCCCGCGTTGACTTTATAGGCCGGGACCCCAAAGAAGTTGCAGATATCCAGGACCGTGACATCGTGGTTTTCCACATACTTGGCATCCGCCATGGTGGCGGAGATGGGGGTGTAGGTCAACCCATGGTCCATAATTGCGATTTTGTACGCCTTGTCTGGGCCGACGTGAATTCTCTCCCACTCTTTCCGCAAGGCATCCTTTTTTAGGACGCCTGTGTTTTTCCCAGACCTGTCCTTTACGTAACCACCCAGGTCCGCCTCTGTACTCAGGACCCCAGAGGGCTGGCCTCCGTTGGCGTAGTAGCTGCCCTGATATTCCTGGGCGCTGAGTCCCGCCCCAATCACCTGGGCCGCCCGCTGGAGAACGGAAATGCAGTGTAGTCCGTCCCGGGTGTAGCCCTTGTAGTGCAGAACATCCTCTGACGTCAGCCGCATCCGGCCGCCGTTGTAGGGGTGGGTCACGTCATACCAGACCCGCCCGGTGGTATCCTGCCAAGGGCTCACCAGTTCCGCCGGGAGGGGAATCAACTCCACCGGTGCCATGGAAATGGGGTCCCGGATCACCCACTCATAGGCGTTCCCCCTGGTGAGCCGGTTGATCTCCAGCATCTTCCGCCGGATGAATGGGGTCATGGCCTCATTGGGCCGGAGATTCAGAAGCTCCAGCACCGAGGGATAGACCCGCTCCCTGGTCGTACGCACCATGGCGTAGGAGGGCATCTTCCCCATGGAATCGGAGAGCACTTCCAGACACCGGTTGACCGCTGCCAGCTTCATAGCCGCGGTCTCCCCACTCTGGACCACACCGGTCAGCCCCACCGCGTCCAGTGTGACCGCGCTGGTGGGAACTGTCGGGGTCCCTCTGGCCGGCCGCCGGACCAAACCATCTAAAATCATAGGCCGTCACCTTCCTCTTCTCGGGGCTCCAGACTGGAGCGAAGGAGAACCCCCGCCACTGTCATTTCTGCCCCAGCCACACAGACCGCCAGAGGGCCGTGGCCCGCCAGGGCGATCCCCACCACAATGGCGGCCAGGCCCAAAAGAAAGATCACATCTGCCAGCAGGCTGAGGAAAAATCGTTTTCGTTTCATAGGCTTCCTTTCTGCCCCCTTCGGCCCTCTCCCGGGTGCCGGGCAAAGCCCGGCCCCAGGCATACCAAAAAAGGGAGGAATCTCATGGGGGTGGGTACCGTAACCACCCGGGAGAAGGCCGAATCAAAGGGTAAATGTACCGCTGGCCAGAGCAGCGGACAGGTCATGCTTGTCCCGTTGGACCAGCGCCCGGGCCAGGGCGTTCATAGCTGCGGCCACGGGGTCAATCCGCTCGGTGTCGTCTTTGTGTTTCTTAGAGAGTTTGATATCTCCATAGTTGTTCTGGACCTCAATGGCATTGGCCAGGCACCAAAGCAGAAGGGGGGATTCCTCCAGAACAATAAGCCCTTGCAGCAGCAATTCCCGGAACGTCTTTACCGCCAGGTTTTGTCCGGCACAGGTCTGGGAAATTTCCACGCAAAAGTCCTCATTGTTCCGTTCCTCGCAGAGACGGATGGCCAAATCTGTGGCGTTGTGCCCGTCATAGTCCACCTCCAGGACCTCCCAATCGTGGGCCTCCTCCCCCTGGCTGATCCAGTTGTCCACATAGCCGTTGTCCGTCACATCCCCTGGGGTAAGGGTGCAATACCCCGCCTTGGCCCAGGAGAGATAGGGGACTCGGTCGCTTTGCTCGTGCCGCTGCGCCCCATTTTCTGGCATGAATCCATGGGCCTTAACGGCCACCCGGCCATCCTCCAGCAGGAACACGGCAGCCACCCCGGACAGGTCGATCCGCTTTCCCAGGTCAAACCCGCACCAGCAGGCCAGCCCGTCCGTCAGTTCAGCAAATGCCTCCCGGGGGATCATGGCCTCCCGGGCCAGCTTCATGCAGTGTTCATCCAAATAGCGGTTGACGCTTCCGGTCTGCCACTGACACATCCGGCGGGTGAGGAACTTCCGAATTTTGTGTGGGTCATTGGACCCATACGCCGCGGTATGTTCCGCTTCAATTTGGTCCAGAAGATACTTGCTGTATTGGTTCGGATACCGCAGACACGGATTCGCCCACAACCATAGGGACTTGTTATGGGGGTCCTCTCCCACCGGGAGCTCCCGGATCATGACAAAATAGGTTTCATCCCGACGGTCCCCATCCAAGATTTGCTTGGCATAGGTCTCTTCCGTATAGCAAGGTTTGCTCTGGGCGTCGTCGCCCGCAGTGGTAATCACATCCAAAAGGGACTGGGGCCGCTTGCCGAAAGAGTCCACACCGATCTCATAGATCTCTGAGGTGGGGTGGGCATGGTATTCGTCCACCACAAAATAGCTTGGTGCGCCGGAGTCCTTGTTCTTGGTGTCCTTGGACAGGGCCCGCATATACCCTCCTCGGGTCTTGTGAACCACCGGGTTGGATCGGGGGATGATAAGCCGTTTGGCAATGTTCGGGCTGGCCTGGGCAATTTTTTTGGCATCTCCAAAGACCCGCATGGCCTGCCCCCGGTCCACGGCGGCACAATCAATCTCCGGCTCCATCTCAAAAACTGCCGCTTCCGGTTGATAGGGTGGGTACATCACGTCCCCGCACATGTGATAAAGGGCCTGCCCGGATTTTTCCGTGGACTTGAAATTTCCTCGGGCCCGCTTGTTGTAGGTCCGCTTAAACCGCCGGGCCCCGTCCTCCTTATGGACCCAACCATAGGTGCAGCCCAGGTCAAACACCTGCCAAGGCTGGAGTTGGATGGGCTGGCCATGCTCTACTCCCCGGGTCTGGATACACTGCCCAAACCACCGGATAATCCGGTCTGCCCGGGTGGTATCAAAGACATAGGGGAAATCTTCCGTCCCCTGGCGCTTGAGGTCATCCAAATGCCGCTGGCAGGCCTTGATCTCATAGGGGCAGCACAGGTCATGGAGCCTTCCCCGGGTCACTTGCTTGGCATAGACGCTGACAGGATGGTGCAGGCCGCTCTGCTTTCTGACAGCCATCTCAATCTCCAAACAGATCTCCGTCCGGGTCCAACTGGACCGCCTGGGCCGCTCGCCTCCGGGCCAGCCGTACCCGAGCCTCGGGGGTCATCCCCAGTTTGTCCGCAAAGGAGAGCAGGATTTTTTCATGGGCCTGGAGCTTGGAAAGAATGGTGTCTAACTTATTCACCAGTTCCAGCCGCTCACCTGGGGCCTCAGTCTGTTCCATCTCCGCCATCAGCGTCCGGCATAGGGTGTGGAGGGAATCCCGCCGGGAGAGGGCTGCGCAGTACACCGCCAGCATCTCTCCATCCAGGTCATCCAGAATGGCAAGGCCCTCCATCCGCTCCAGAATGGACTTCCAATACCGTTTGGCCGCCGGGTCTTTGTTCAGGGTGCGGGGTGGCTTGGGGCTTCCTGCCCGGTCCGGCAGGATGGCAGCTTCCGCTGCCTGCCTGGCCTGAAGCTCCGCCTTGGTCTGGTGTTTTTCTAAATTTTCACTTCGCTTTACGTTGGCTGGCACAGGCAAAACCTCCTTTCCAAATTCTCCATGGGGGACTTTTTCTCGCAAACGAGGATGCAGCGAGGTCTGGGGAGAATCCCCCAAAACTTTTCCGACCCGGGGGGAGGGCCGCGGCTTTGCCGCCGTGCCTGCGCCCGCAGGTGTATGCACACACACTCGCCCACACCCGGCCGCGCAGGCGTAGCCTTCCGCGGCGGCGCCCCCTCAAAGCTGGCTCTCTTTTCCCCTGCTTTCTGCTTGTTCCCGGGCGGTCTTCTGGTCGTGGTGGAACTTGCACAGGCTCTGGTGATTGGCCGGACTGACAAACAAGTCCCAGTCTCCACGGAAGGGGATGACATGGTCCACCACCGTAGCGGGGGTGCGCCACCCCTTGGCCGCACAGACCCGGCAGAAAGGTTCCCGCAGCAGTTGTGCCGGGCGCAGTTCCTGGGTCCAGACGGCCTTGGAATACCAGCTGTGATAGGCCCCGCTGGCCCCTCTCCGGCTCTGTCGGGGGGCGGGCCGATGCTTGGGGCACCACCCGTCCCGAGTCAGTTCCGGGCATCCTGGATGCCGGCAGGGTTTTAGGCTTCGCTTCGCCATGGGCTGTCACCTCCTGGAGATATGCAAAACAAAAAGCCCGTACCAACAACCTACGCTTCTCGCGTGGATTATTGGCACGGGCACTCATGGCACTGGCACGCTTCAATGTTTACGATGGATTCTTTCCGGCATCGTTTGCAGTAGACTTGGATTTTCTTTCCCCTTGTGTCTGGGTAAATCCGCAAGACTTTGCTTCCCCCGCATTTGGGGCAGATCAACCAGCCGTTTTTCACTGTCAACAGTTTACCATGTTTTTCCGTTGTTCGCAATACGTTTCCCTCCTTTTTTACGCTGTTGTCTAAAGCAGCGCCTATATTTCAAGTCTATGTCGCGCGCGCACGCGCGCGTTATTGTATGTATACCGCGTGATATAGGCAGCGTAGCGGTACGCGCCAAAGGGATTCTTTGTGCAATTTTCCTCAGCCCAGGTGACCTGGTTTGGCACGGGGATATTGCCGTCCTCTGCCCTCCATTTCTCCGCCGCCGGCAGTTTCCCATAGAGAGACCGAGAGGCCACCCAGGTTCGAGCCCCCAAGGGGATCACCCATCCGTCATGCCGTTCTTTGACCAAGTAACGCGCCATCCGGCGGAAACTGTCCTCCGGGCCCTGGAGCAAAGGTTCCCCGTCCACAAACCCTCCGGGCCACAGGAAGCGAACCTCTTCCAGGGTAAAATCCGCGTCCCGCAAAACCAAATGGATGTGAAAACGCTTGTCCCCATGTCGGCCCTCTATCGCGTAGACATAATCAAAAGAATCCTTCCGCCACCGGCGCATAGCGCCCAGGAAGTTCCGCCAAACCTGGCGGACCCCCTGGAAACTGTGGGGCAGCTGGGCATCATTAAAAGTCAGTGTGTAGACCGTCGCCCCCCAGCCAAACAGGCCAAGCATCAGTTCCAGACGGTCCTCCGGGGTTCGTCGGAATAGGGCCCCTTTGGTCATGCTGAGGATCTTCTGTTTTTCCCGCTGTACACTGGGCAGGTCCCCCTTCCGCAGTGTGGGGCGCTGGTACCGGCATTCCTTGACCAGCGGTCCGGCCCTTTGTCGGACACAAATCCAGGTAGACATCAAGGGATCAACTCCCATCTCGCCTATTCCACTTTTCAGTGATTGCTTTTATTGCCTTGCCCATATCAAAGCAGCAGTTTGCCATAGGATTTGCGTAAATGCGTGTTTCCAAGCCGCACTTTGTGCATACAATAGAAAACTCTGCCACTGTAACCATAGTGTTCAATTTGCAGAGCACTACTTCTCCGCCGCAATGCGGGCAATTCTTTAGTTTAATCATTTCCGCCCTCCCCGTCGTGGATGGAGCCGATGACCTCAATTCCGCTCGTTGACAGATGTATATTTACGCCCATGCTTTCAGCGCCATTCAACCAAACACAAAATCTATTCCACTCTTGGTCATAGCATACAGGGGCTTCTTTTTGTTCGCCGTTCCAATTCGTCCAATGGATGATATCCCCCTCAAAAATCTTCGTTCCGTTCTTGTCGGTCAGACCGGCGTACTGACAAACTGTGAATGGGTCTACCTCAACTCGCGCTCCTGCAATATCTTGAATATCACAAATCTCATGTACATCAAGGACGCCTACCGGCCCTATATAATACCCTTCCACCCACTCGCCATCACTTAGCCGCTTGGCTTTGAAAAGGATCTCTCTCATTCTGCACCTCCGATGATTTCGCCAAGTGTAACGGCCATCCCATTGCCCTATCAAAACAATCTTCACACCACGGTTTGCCGTCCACTGTGCAGATTATTTCTTTTATTTCCCCACATTTTGCGCATTTAACCTCATGCTTATCCTCCTTGTCCATGCGAACGCCGCAGCTGGGGCAGTAGTTATCTTTACTCTTTACTTCACGTCCACACTCACACAACCAGCCCTCAAGATTTCCGTATGGGTCTCGAATTTCCTCCCATCTCCCGTGCCTCACCTCCGCAACGTCGTCGGCGGGGATATCCATAAGCTCGAATACGCAATCCTCAAAAATCTGTACTGCTCTTTCGTCGTTTTCTTCTTCGCAATCGCGACGATAGTTTTCAAATTTCTTAACAGCTATCGCCCTCTCAATGTACTCCTTCATTCCTTTTCCCTCCGTAGTGCGGCCTCAATTTCCAAAATCGAGAATGTATGACTTAATGGCTCTGCATTCGGTATTTCAGTCTCCGCCGTGATAAATATATTTTCAGGCGTGTAATCCTTAATAACCGCATTGCACCAAAACCCTGTGCTACTCTTGTATGAAACTTTATCCCCAGGTTGGCACGGCATCACCACGCACCGCCCCTCTTTGTCCGCCTGGGACAGTTCCCACAGGCGATCAAATGGAACCCCAAAAATATCCTCAATGATTTCTGAAAAGCTCATATCAAACAGACTGCATTTATTCATTTTACAATTCCTCCTTCTGATCGCGTGGCTTCTGAATATTCCATCTTGCTGTGCCGCCAGGATATTTTGACGGGATAACCATGATTCCGTTCTCTCTCATTATTTTCTTCATCCGCTCCAACTCGGTATTTTGCTCTTTCAGCAACGTGTCTCGCCGTTCCAATTCTGCGGCCTGCTGGGCAATCAGTTTTGATTTTTGTTCCAGCTCGGCCCGCAGCTTCTCGTTTCCGGCCAGCAGGGCGGTGAGGGCATCGGCAGCCTCATCGTACAGCCTGGAATGAGGTCCCAACGAACTTCCGTTGCTTAACCCTTTCCGTCCCAAGTGCACAATCAACTTCTCAACATCCATCAGGTGTCCTCCTCTCCCTCCGGCGGGCATATTCCGCCCCATTGTTCGGCCATCGCACGGGCAATGCCCGGGAATGTTTTGGAGCGTATTTTGGGGTCGCGTTCTTTGCCTCCTTGAAAACGCCGGTAATTCCCGTGCGCGTCCTTACATCCGCCGTTTACATATGGCTTATGCTCGTCCAGTATATCCGTCGGTTGCAGCGGCGGAAGCCCTTTGAGCCACAGACACGTCCGTTTGCTGTACGGGTGCCCATACTCATACGGCTGTATGGCCTGTGTGTATGGAGGCAGGTCTACAAGCTTCATGGGAGTCGGGTTTTCCACCGCTATGCGCGGACAATCCGCGTTCAGAAATTTCAGGAAAAATTCCCTGGCTTCCATCGCCTTTTCATACCGATCCGGAACAATTTCACCATTTACCCTCATGCGGACGGCCCCGGCTTTTGTCAGGTAAGTACATGGCGGATGCGCGATAATCAAATCCCACCGTATTTTCAGCAGTTCCAGTGCATCGCACTGCAAATGCCATTTGGGATGCCCGCCCGAACACTGCTCTATGTCACAGCTGTATGCTTCATGCCCCAGCGCCCGGAACGCCTTGCAGACCTCCTGTGACTCTTCACAGGCAACCAGTACTTTCATGCTTCTCCCTCCGGCGGGCGGCAGTCAGGCGGTGCGGGAAGCATCCGCCACCACAGCACATCCGCATCTGTCCATTCAAGGTATTCATCGATTATCCAACCGTCGTCCTTGTTCCACGAGCCAAGCTGGTACGCTTCGTCCAGAATGATGTTCGGTTTTGGGCTCCCGCTCACGATGCACAGAACAGGCTCATGCTCTGGCGGCATGGCATCTTTCACTCGCACCCACTCATTCGGCGGGGTGAGGGTGGGCATGCCCAAAACAAGATCCTCTGCTCGCTCCTTATCCTGTTCGCTGTCCCAGCTACATGCCTGGATTTCAACTATCAGCTCACTGGCATCAATCGCCCTTGCCATCTTTCAGCGCCTCCAATCTCCATGTACTATACGGAGCATGATACAATCGCCCATCATCTGTACACACCATAATCTGCATTGCTGAGGCGGTCGGGGTGTAGATTTTTGTTATCACGCCCCGGACACCGCTCACCATGCAAACGACCCTGTCACCTATCTCCATACAGCGCCTCCAATTCCTTCAATCTGATGTCCACGGCCTCGTCCGTCAGAGGAGCACCACAATTCTCACAATACTGATACCCAAGTTTTTGTCTTGTATATGAACCTGAACAGCATTCGCACCCCCTCCACACCTTCTCCACCTGTTCCCGGCTGACGGGGCGGAGGGCGTCAATAGCCATATTTAATGCACCTAAATCTTGCGCAAGTACAAAATATTGAGTATGATTTTCAAGGATTTCAATCGCTTCTTCCCGTGTCATTTTTATCTCCTTTCCTTTTGTAATACTCAATCCTTTCCCCCCAGCGTCGCCACTTCCCCGCCGCAAGCCATATACCCCGCGCCATCAATCCAGCTATCAATGTGTTCCGGGTTTACAGATGCCCGGGCAATCTTGAGCAAGGCCATCATGGCCGCCACATCCTCCGGCTCTAACTGTACATGGACCCCAGCGGCAACACACTTCGCACTGAGGTAGGTGTGCCAGAATTCCGCAATCAAACGGAAGCTATTTTCTGGAATTCCATAATCCTGCTCCCGATCTCCGCAAACGCACTTCTCCGCAGCGGCGAGAATTTCTTTCCTTGTCATGGGGTTTCCTCCTTTCTGTTCGCATCCCACAAAAGTCTCTGCCCGCAATAACCACAATAACGGTTACTTTGGTGGCTTCCATTTTGCAGCCATTCCGCCTGGCGGCATCGTGGGCATTTGCAGGAAAGTTCTTCTAAATCCACAAGAATTTTGGCGGCGATGCCTTTCTCAATCGACAGCTCATGGTCTTTTGCGGCTGTTTTCATCCATTCGCAATACATCAGCACGTCAAGCAGGTTTTCTTCTATGTACGTGAGCTTTCCGCGGATATCCGCAGGGTTATCCTCCGTTCCAGACCCGTATTTTTTGCCCCCTCTGGCCCGTTGTTTTTCCGCCACTCTTTTGATGCCTCTCCAATAGGGGTTCTTGCTCATGCCATACATCTCCTCTCAAAACGGCAAGTCGGGATCATCTCCAGTGATCTCTTGGAATGACACAACTTTTCCTTGGGTGCTGCACCGGTTTTTCTGCTTTGCCGCTTTCCCCGCGTCTACAAGGTCTCGCTGCACCGTGGACTTTGGAGATAACGCATGGAAGGTTTGCGTTGCCCCGTCAAAGTCCAACTCAATGTAGCCGCCAGAGAATCCTTTTTTATTCTTGGCAACTCGCAGCATCCTGGGCGGCGTTGGCGGCGGGGAGCCTCTGGGAGCATCTTCTATGGCTTCTTCGTTGAGATAAAGCAGAAAGACCGCATCCGCGTCTTGCTCAATTTGTCCCGATTCTCTAAGGCTGTAAAGGTCAGGTGCTTTACTCCTTGCACTCCTGTCAGGGCGGCTCAACTGAGACAATGCCACCACCAGCACCCCGAGAGAGACCGCCATTCGATGGAGGTCCATAGAGATTTGCGTGACATCCCGGAATCGGTCTCCCTGCCGTGTTCTGTGTTCCGGGTTGATGATTTGCAGATAGTCCACATAGACTACTTGATAGCCTCGGGCCACAGTTACACTGCGGACATCTGCCACAGACATTTCTGAGGCATGAATCACGTCAATGCTCCGCGTTGTGAATTCCTTTCTGGATTGAATCACTCGGGCAATCTCATCCTGGTCCAGGGTTCGTTTTCGGATTTTGACCGAATCCACCGAAGCAGCCAGGGCATGCAGGCGGTCATAAACCTCATCCGGGTTGGTTTCAAAAGAGAAATACCCTACTTTTTGTGTCTTGGCCTGTTCCCACGCCATTTGGAGGGAGAGCGCCGTTTTCCCGGCGCTTGGACGCCCTCCCAAGATCACCAGGTCTCCCAGTGTGGACAAAACTGTTTCGTCCAGTTTGGGGAATCCCCAGGGGATATAGGACACTTTTTCGTCCTGCCGGAGAAGGAACTCCAAGTGCCCCTGTTCGGCAGAGACCACCCGAAGCGCGGCCCTCTGTACGATAACCTGATTAGCCTCCTCAATGAGGTGCTTTGCCTCCTCGGCACTCTTGCAGCTTGCCAATGCCAGCCCCAAGGTCTGCATTTTGGAAACCTGTGCTTGCTCCACCAGGAGATCAAGATAAGCGCCGCAGTTGGCTGCGGTTGGCGTGAGCTCCATGATCTGGAGAATCAGGTTGGTGTACTCCTCCCCGGCAATCCCACGGACAGTCACCGGGTCAATGGGACGCCCCTCTTGGTACAACCGTTTCGCCGCGGCAAACAGGGTTTTGTATTCCCCGGTGTATTGGTCCTCCTTGGTGCGAAGGAAAACCTCCCCCGCACACTTGTCTGCATCCAGCAGCAGAGAACCGATCACACCCAGTTGTGCATCCAAGTGTGCGGAGGTTTCTTGTTTCTCCGTCATAACCGATACGCCCCCTTCGGCAGAGTCTGCTCCGGCTGCGGCTCGGGCTCCTGGGGCGGGGTCCTGTGCTCATCCTCCCAACGCCGGTGCTTGAGCCACCGGCAGGCATAGGGGATGCCAATGCCCCGCTGCCAGTCTGGAGACTGCATATCCCGGGCCAGCCCAAGGGCCATCTCCCGGAGAAGAACATCATCCGGTTGGAGCTTGTCCCACTCCCGAATGGCTGCCTGCTTGTCCTCCCCCCGGGGATAGGACTCCCAGAACCGGGCAAACCGCTCCGGCTTCCAGTCTGGGGCAGCCTTGGACTCCCGTTTCTTCCTGGACACGCTCCCGTCCCCCTGTGGGGGGATTATAGGGGGGTTAGTCTTTAAGTAATTTGTTCTCTTAGTATTTTGTAGTGTCGGATTCTCCAATGTACGGTTTTCCGACGTAGGTTCTTCCGGGGTAGGTTCCGGCATATCAGGGCCCGTTTCCGGCGCTGTTTGAGGGGTCTCATAGATCACATACTCCGCCTCTCGCAACTTGCCCTGCTCGTCCCTTGCCCGGCCCCGAACCATGTACCCGGCGTCCTCCATCTCCGTCAAGGCGGACCGAACCGCGTCCCGTCCTTCCTTGCAGAGGGAGACCAGGCCCTCCACAGAATAAATCCAATCCTCGGGCAGGGACAGCATCATCGACAGCAGCCCTTTTGCCTTGAGGCTCAGGTTCCCGTCTTGCAGATGATAGTTTGACATCACGGTGTAGTTTTTCTGTTTTTCCACTCGGATAACCGCCATAGTGCCCCCTCCTTTCTTTTTCTACTTCATCAGGACCGAAGCCCACGAATAAACGCAAGAACAAGTATCAACTCTCGTCTGGATAAATATGCGATTCTTGTCTTAATTTGTTGGATAAATACGAATTTGTTCATCTGGCACCCTCCTTCACTTTATATACAAACTGTATGTAGAATCTTCACCTATAAAATAGTACATTTTGTATGTAAAGTCAAGGATTTTTTAGGAGGGCATTATGTTTAACAAACGGTTGCGGGCGTTGCGTATGAAACGCAAGTTTACACAGCAAAATATGGCTGATATGTTGAATCTATCTCTAAATGCTTATCAGAAATACGAGCAGGCAGAGCGTTCTCCTTCACTTGAGTGTCTTGTTCAAATAACAGATATTCTCAATGTTCCGGCTGACTATCTCCTCGGGCGAGATGACTTCTTACAATCTCTCGGAGTATCCGTTGATGAATACCAGTGATATCCTCTAAATCATCCCAAATGGAGAAGTCCCCTGTTCTCTCTCCAGCCTCGATTTTTTGATAGTACACAAGACTAATCCCCAGCTTGTCCGCCATAGCCTGCTGAGTCATCCCCTTCGCCTTCCTGGCGGCTCTCAAGTTTTCCCTCATGCTTTCCGCCTCCCCGCATTCTTTCTCCGGGTGCGGTGCAACACTTCTTTGATCTCCCAGCAGCTGGAGGTACAGTCCTCCCGGGTGCAGTTCATGCACAGAGCAATGGCCTCCGGTGTGTCTGATCCATAGAAATCCCCCTGGGAAGAACTTCCCCGGGAGCTGCCCTGCCAAGGCCGGGACGCATAGGCTACAACAGGTTGCTTGCTTAGATTCATACTCCACCTCTTGACTTTTTCTTCGGTGCCGTGCTATCTTAATGGTGGCACATCAATGCCATTCTTTTTCTACCTGCCCTTGTCGGTGCTGCAACGCTGACAAGGGCCCTTTTTACGGTCTGGGACATATCACACCGCCCGGATTTTGGACAGCTCCAACGCCTTGGCCACGTCTGCGGCAAGGTACCGCTTCCGCCCATTGACCAGCACAGGTTCAATCCCTTCTGCCCGGATCCAATTCATGGCGCAGGTGTAATCCTGGAGACCGATCACTTTTTTCACTTCGGCAAACGTCAGGCAGATACCAAAGAGCTCGATGATCTTATCTTCCAGCTGCTTTTTCTTCCGGTTGTTCATTTGAGGCTTTGTGCCGGACTTTCCTTTCCCCAGTGCGCTGGGGTCACAAATTTTGACTTTCGGCATATCATGTCACCTCAGTTCGTTTCAAACAGATAGACTCCGCGGCGATACATTTATCCGCCTCATAAACTTCCATCCGCAAGACCGTCTCGTCCAAAATCTCCATGAGGTAGGCAGAATACAGTGTGGTCCCGTCTCTCCACCACATGTGTTGATTTTTTGCAATCGTGGTCCCGAAGTGTGTCCGACGGATTTTCGGCAGCGGGACCGGAAACGGTATCTGTTCCGCACAGTCTTGCACCATCCGGTACATGTCGGCCTTTTTTGTATAAATACTCATAATTTCCTCCCTTCCCGGGCCCCGTTTTACGAGGCCCGGGTTGTTTCTTCGCGGATTGCATGGGCCGCCGCGATCCCGGCCATATAGCCCAAAATATATACCTGTTCCTTTTCAGGGAGACCCGGTAATACGGCCACAATGGTTTCTGCAATGGAATTTGCAGAGGTTGTTTCCCGTGGGTTCATAGGCTCACCTCCTCTCTTGCTCCCCTCCCGCCGCCTGTGGTAGAATAGGCGAAAAGGGAGGTATAATAACTATGACACCAGATAGCAGCACTGTTTTACAGATACTTCATAACCGCGGCCCCCTCACGCCGGATGAAATTTACTTGCTTTTGGATTCATCTGGGCCGTGGCTATACTCAAACATTTCATACCTAAGAAGGAATGGATGGATAGTTGCAGAGCTCCCGAAAAAGATGGAAAACTGTAATGGTGTTTTCCCGGATACTAAAATAAGCATTACAGAAAAGGGGAAAGAGGCTCTATATGATCATCTTAATCGGGAAAAGATAGAACGGAAGATATCCATTCGCTACTGGATAACAACTGGAATATCTCTGGTAGCCCTTGCTGTTGCTATTATTTCAATAGTCCTACAATTCCAATGATATTAAGAATAATAGCTGCGGACATAATGCCCCATGTGATATACCACGCCCACTCCGGTATGGTGTTACGCTTTTGCTTCCGCCGCTTCCATTCCAGGATATAGTCGTCATTTTCTTCCACCTGCGCATTCCACTCCGTGGAGCCTTCGTTTTGTCTCATTCTATCACCTCCTTTTACTCCTCAAGTTTAATTTATCACACTTAAAGCGTTGTGTCAACGCCTTTTTACTCCTCAGGTGTATTTTCTCGTTGACAAGCGAGATAGAATATGTTTTAATGCACAATAGGAGGTGCGACTATGAGCGATATAAATAGCCGAATCCAAAGAGTAATTGCAGAATCTGGTTTAACCAAAACAGCATTTGCAGCCAAATTGAATGTATCACAGCAACATGTTTCAAGGCTCTCAAGTTATGGAGCTCCCAGTGAGCGAACAATCGTCGATATCTGTGACAAGTTTGGCGTCAATGAAACTTGGATGCGAACCGGAGAGGGGCCTATGTACAAAGAGGTATCCGAGGAAGAGGCTCTGTCAGAGTTCTTTGGGCGCATGTTAAAAGAGGATGTCCCGTATAGAAACGAGATCATCCTCTGTCTGAGCCGGATGTCCCCAGAGGGATGGAAAGCCGTTGGGGACAAGATACTGGAGATTGCAGATGAAATTAGAAAGAAAGGAAATGAGGAAGAGAAATGAAAGGGAAGACAAAGGGATTTATTGCCGGGTTTTTGCTTTGCGCGCTCATCGTTGGCGCTGTGATCCCGGCCAGCGCAGCAGTCTATGACAAACTTATGGAGGTATACTATCGGGACATCAAGGTAACCATTGATGGGCAAACGGTTACCCCGAAGGACGCCCAAGGACGTCCCGTAGAGCCATTCTTATCCGGTTGGACCACATACCTGCCGATCAGAGGGATTGCCTCCGCCCTTGGATTGGATGTAGCTTGGGACCAGAGCACAAGCACAGTGAGCCTGAGCACAGGAGAACAGCCTGTGGACTTCTGGGGCCAATTTATGGCTAAGACAGATGGGCATGTTTTGACGAAAAGCGAAAAGTTTGTGGAGTTTGGAGAAGAGGGCGAATACACGTGGGATGCCGTATTCCTTTCCGACTACACTTTCTATGTCTACTGTGAGGTCCAAGACCGCTATGCCTACAAGGGTGAGTATAGTTTTGAGGGAGAGTATTTGAACCTTCGTTACAGTGATCCTATGGACAAACAAACAGGGGATGCCGGTCACTCCGATATTTACAAGACAGAACTTTTAAGCGATGGATTCTCTCTTGAGTTAGTGCGCACCGACAATGCAAACGGGACTGGGGCACTGGCAGATGAGGGAGAGAAAGCCACATACAAAATCAATGAGACGAAAAAACAGTATGATGTCCATAGAATGGTAGAATCTGTTTTTTCAGAGTACGGTGAAACCTATTGACACAGAAGAGCCAGCCCCATTGGGCTGGCTCTTTGAAAAATCAGGATCTGAGACCATTGATGAAACTAAGTACAAGTTTAAGACTTTTGATGGATAGGAACTCTAAACGAACGTGGATCTGCCGGACAATTTCTTTTTTCTCCATATAATTTCCCTCCATACTTTTTTTCGTAACGTATTCCCGGCGTGGCTGATATAAGAAAACCTCTTCCACACCTTGTCCTGAATGGGTCCAGGCCCCCGGCCTATTGATAGAGTGGTCACCGCGATTCTTCATGCTATGTCCTCCCCATTATAGAACAGATGTTCTGCGATCTGCAAGGTGCCAAAATAAGAGGAGATATATTTCTGGACTAATTTTCGGACCGAAGAAAATCTGTTTTTTATAGAATACCAACAATTCCCAAAAACTTCCATGTCCATATAATGGAAAATTTTGGAGCCCCCCAAGGCCAAAGATGTGCATAATTGACAAAAACGACATGTTTTGACTTTTTATTACTGTGCAAAAAAGGAGAGATATCATGGAAAATACTCGAAATAACAAAAAATATGAATATGTCAGGAAGACATTTACTTGGGACGGGAAAAGATACGACGTGAAGGGGAAAACCATCGAAGAAGTATACAAAAAAATCGCAAAAATGAAAGTATCTTTAGAACGCGGAGAAATTGTGATAAACGCCAATACAACCGTTGACCATTGGTTTAAGGAATGGGTGGAAACCTATAAGAAAGCCGCCGGACTCACTCCCAAAAGTCTAAAGATGTACGACGAGAAATACAGGAATTATATTCAGCCGGTTATCGGGGCAATGAAACTGCGTGACGTGAGAGAGATTCACCTGCAAAAGATTCTCAACGATCAGGCCGGACGATCTTATTCGCATGTGTCAAAGATTCGTCTGGTGCTCAAAGAGATGTTTTCTCGTGCCAGGAAAACAAGAATTATCACCTTTGACCCGGCGGAAGATTTGAAACTCCCTGCTACGCAGAAAAACAGCCATCGGGCAATCACAGAAACGGAACGGGCTGCCATCTTATCTTTGGCTCCCTCACACAGATCCGGCCTGTGGGTCTTAATGATGCTGTATGCGGGGCTTCGCCCTGGGGAAACCGTAGCCCTCAACTGGGCAGATATCGACTTTGAACGAAATGAAATCCATGTCCATAAGGCCGTGGAAAGCGGGTCCGAACGGATCAAAGAAACAAAAACAGAGGCAGGAAACCGTGATATCCCTATGCACGCGGACCTAAAATATCATCTCCTCCGTGCGCAAGGAAAACCGGAATCCCCTGTATTTCAAACCGGCGCTGGAAACCGGCACAATCATAAAAGCCTCCAACGCCTTTGGAACTCCTTCGCGCGGGACCTGGACATAAAATTGGGGGCAGAACTTAGGAGGAATCAAATCATAAAGCATGCGATTGCTCCAGACCTCACCCCGTACTGTCTTCGCCATACTTTCTGCACCGATCTCCAGAAAGCGGGGGTCCCCATCAATATTGCAAAGGAACTCATGGGGCATTCTGACATCTCTGTAACCGCAAACATATATACCCACAAGGACCCGGGCACACTCCACGCAAATATAGAAAAGCTGGCAGCGTCTCAAGTGTGCTATACTGCCAGCGCATGGAATGACTTTATCGTTTTGTTTTCTGTTCTCCCCGACCTCAATTTCCCGGGATTCATATTGTCCAGCAGCACTTTTTCTGGAGGGATCAGCGAAACCATACATGTGGAAAATACCGTGGAAAAAAATGAGATGTTAGCGTAAACCTATTGAAATAAAAGGAGGTATACGGGCAGTTCTCTCTGCTTCCGGTTCTGAGGGTTGGGGGTTCGAGTCCCTCCTGGCGTGCCAAAAAAACAGTGTGTTCTTATTTTACAAGAACACACTGTTTTTTTGTTTTCCCCTGCAAAGAGCGGGAAAGCCGTCCTCTCTCCCCCAGTCCACGCACCAAGCCCGCTCTCCAGGCATAGAATGGCAGCGGTTCGAGATTCCTCTGTGATCTCCACGATCCATGGCATGCCAAAAGGAGGCAAGATAGGATTTGTTTCTCACTCGTCTGAGCAATCTGCTCTGCGTCAAAAGCATTGTCACCATTCTGCTCACCCTGGTCTTTGGATACCTGACCATCACCAATCGGGTCTCCGGTCAGGATTTTCTTACGATATTCTCGGTGGTCATTGCTTTCTATTTTGGAACGCAAAGTCAACGGCTCTATGACAATGACACCACCTCCAAAGGGAAATCGTAGCCTTGGCCTTGCAGCCCTCATTCTTTTGCGCGGGAGGAAGCTCATATGAATTGTTATGGATACAACTATTACAAAAACTGCTACCCCAACCCTCTCCCGGAGGAGCAAGTGGTCTCCGGTCTCCAGGGACCGCAAGGTCCCCGGGGAGAACAAGGTCCCCAGGGAGAACAGGGCATCAAGGGAGACACCGGGTGCCCTGGCCCCATCGGTCCCCGGGGAATGGCAGGCCCGCAGGGCCCCCGGGGACCCCAAGGGGTCAGGGGCGACATGGGACCGAAGGGAGACCCTGGCGCCGTAGGACCGCAGGGACCCCGAGGTGACCCCGGGCCCATGGGCCCCCAAGGAGACCGAGGACCCGTAGGGCCCAAAGGGGATGCAGGCCCCATGGGGCCCACCGGTCCGAGAGGAGAGCGCGGTGAGCAGGGAGAGCGGGGCCCCGCCGGGGAACAGGGACCCCAGGGCGAGCAGGGCTATGCCGGTGTGCGGGGGCCCCAGGGACCCCAGGGGGAAATGGGCTGCCCCGGCCCCCAGGGCGAACAGGGGCCCCAAGGAGAACGGGGAATCCAAGGGGAGCGCGGTGAGACCGGTCCCCAAGGGGAACGGGGGGAGACCCCTACGGTGGCAGTCGGCACCGTGCAGCTGGGCGACCTCCCACAGGTCATCGCCAACCCCACGGAGACCGGCATTTCCCTGGACTTTGTGGTCCCGCTCGGCCCCACCGGCCCCCAAGGGGAAGTAGGTCCGCAAGGCATCCAGGGTCCCCAGGGCGCACAGGGGGAAACCGGTCCCCAGGGCCCCACAGGCGCTTCCCCCACGGTTTCGGTGGGCACCGTCACCGCCGGCGAGGACCCCCAGATCACCGCCGTCCCCACGGAGACCGGCGTTTCCCTGAGCTTCGTGGTCCCCATTGGCCCCACGGGGCCCCAGGGCGAGACCGGCCCCCAAGGAGAAACCGGCGCACGCGGTCCCCAGGGTGAACCCGGGGCCACCGGTCCCCAAGGCCCCGCCGGCGGCACACCCACAGTGGCGGTGGGCAGCGTCACCGCCGGGGCAGATCCCCAGGTGACCGCCATCCCCACAGAGACGGGAATCTCCCTGGATTTCGTGGTCCCCGTGGGGCCCACAGGGCCCCAGGGAGAAGCAGGCCCCCAAGGAGAACAGGGGGAACCCGGCCCCCAGGGCGCGGTGGGCGCCACCGGCCCCCAGGGTCTGACCGGCGCCACGCCCACGGTGTCCGTGGGCAGCGTCACCGCCGGTGACATTCCCCAGGTCACCGCTACCCCCACAGAGACCGGCGTCTCTCTGGCCTTCGTGGTCCCCGTGGGGCCCACAGGGCCCCAGGGAGAAACCGGCCCCCAGGGGGAGAAGGGCGAGGCAGGTCCCCAGGGCGAGACCGGTGGGATCGGCCCCCAGGGGGAGAAAGGTGATGTAGGTCCCCAAGGGGAATCCGGTCCAAAAGGCGACCCCGGCACCTCCCCCAAAATCACTGTGGAAGAGGACACCCCCACCACCTATAAGGTAAAGTTCACCGACGACACCCAGGAGATCGTCAGCCCAAACCTCCGCTCCAACCTGAAGGTCTATAATAAAAACCTCTCGGTTGCCGGCAGTTCCCTGGAGGTTCCCCTGGAAAATCTGATCCTCACGGCGGAATACTCCGGGGTGGGAACCATTCGGCTCTCCCTCCGGCCCAAAGACACCGCCGCCCCCGTGCTGGCAGATGTCCGACGGACCAGCATTTACGGCGGTCTGGGCGCAGTGGAGGTACAGACCCTCGACAACACCAAAATCTCCACCAGGACTGTGATAGACGACATCGTGTACGATCAGTCCGAAGAAATGCACTGGATCCGGCTCCGGCAGCAGGACCCCAGCACCAGCCTTTGGTCCATGTGTGAGGTCCGCACCTTCTCCTCCAAGCTGGGGGCCAGAACCTCCATCTGCGTGGATTGGCTCTATACCGGCGTCACATTTTAA